TTTATTATGCGACAACGTTATCCAAAGTTTATTTAGTGCAAGAAATACCCACAGATAGAGAAACAGGGAAACCTAAATTTGATTTGACTCCTGCAATTAAATATGGCGAAATTAAGACAATGTTTCCTAAATTAAAACAAATGCAATTTTCACCGGGACCATTGGTTATGGAAATAAAAAATTCATTAAAAAATTTTACAACCAGTGATTACTTATTACTTTATGGCGATCCTGCCATAATTGGTGTAGTATGTGCAGTAGCTTCTGACATTACTAATGGTAAATTTAAATTGTTAAAATATGACAGAAGACAATTTTCTTATTATCCAATTGAATTAAATATTTTTCAAAATTAGTATTGACATATAAAAATTATCCTATATATAAAATAGTGCAAATATAAATTTAAACTATTAAAATATTAAGGAGTAACATGACAATAAATCTTAGAGCTGATGCGCCTGCTCAGGTGACACAGACTGAACCCGAAAAACTTTCACAACAAATAAAAACTCTTCAAGACATTCAACAAGAGATAGATAATCACAAAAATAAAATAAAAGAATTAGAAGAAAGAGAAAAACATTTTTCTCAAGTTGTAATTCCTGACATGATGAATGCGATGAATCTTAAAACTATGAAATTAAAAGATGGTTCTGAAATAGAAGTATCTAATAAATTTTTTGCTTCTGCGTTAGCAGCTAAAAGACCAGAAGCATATAACTGGCTTCGAGAGAACGGCTTAGGCAACATTGTAAAAAATGAAATTACAGTGAGGTTTGGTCGTGACGAAGACAACAAGGCACAGCAATATGCTACCCTTGCAAAAGGTCAAGGTTATGATCCGGAACAAAAAGTTTCTGTTCATGCCGGGACTTTAAGAGTTGCTCTGGAGGATCTCCATTCACGTGGTGGTAAGATTCCTTCAGAGTATTTCAGTACGTTTGCTGGATATCAAACGAAAATAACTAACAAACCAAAACAATAGACTAACAAAGGAGAATATATGGAAAGTCAAGTAGCGAAGAAAACTAATGCAGGTGCATTAGCAACTATCAATCTCAGAGCAGACTCTGGTAAAGGAGCTGAGGAGATTAAATCAGATGACGTATCAACACCGATTCTGAAAATCTTACATCAACTATCACCAGAATGTAATGAGAGAGATGCCAAGCATGTGGAAGGAGCTAAACCTGGAATGATTTATGCGTCAGGGTTTGGTAAACTTATAAGTGGTGAAGAGGGATTAGATATTATAATTGCTCACGCACAAACTAGGTATCCTGAATGGCAGGAGAGAGGCGATAGTGCTTCAGCTCCAGTAGGAACTCACTTAGAGATTCCAGCCGATGCTGTTGAAGAAAAGAACGGAAGATATAGATTACCAAATGGTAACTATGTTGAGAAAACTGCATACTTTTATGTACTAGCAATGGTAGATGGAGAGTTAAAACCTGCAGTGGTCCCAATGAGATCTTCTAACTTATCTCCAGCGAGGGAACTGAATAACCTTATCAAGAATCTAAGATTCACAGATGATCAAGGTTCATTTAATCCTGCAAGTTATTCAGCTGTGTATAAATTAAACACAATGGGTAAGACTGCGGGTAGCAAAAGCTGGCATGTCTACAAACCATCAAGAGTAAGAAATCTTGATGTGGCTAATAAAGATGATGCATCGATTTATGAAATAGCAGCACAACTTCAGAAACAAGTTTCTAAAGGGACTGCTAAACCTAAATATGATGCTGGTCAAAAGCAACAAGACATAGTATAAACTATTGTTATAACAACGGCGCTGAAGGGAGACTGGAGGCGCCGTATAAATTATGAAAGAATTTAGAAAATATTTTAGTGGGTTAGAAAGAGACTTTGGTTTCTGTAATGTTAACAATGGTTATCATGATCCACAAACAAACAAATTAAAATTTGATCCAGGCGATTATGGCTGGTCTAAAAGAAATATATCTGATCAAGATTATCAAGATCATTTAGATGGTAAACGTGCAATAGGTATACAAGCATGTGATGATAATGGTATGGCTAGCTTTGGTGCAATCGATATTGATCCGTCTGATTATTCTAGTTTTGATATTCATCATTACCTAAAAGTAATTGAAGACAAAGATTTACCTGTCGTTCCAATTAAATCAAAAAGTAATGGACTTCACATTTATGTATTTACAGAAGAGAAAGTACCTGCAACTTTAATTAGAGAATTTTTACAAAACTTATTATTTTTATTTGGACTATCATCTAAGACAGAAATATTTCCAAAACAAACACAGTTAGGTATGAACCAAGATAATGTTAGAACTTCTGGATCATTTATTAACTTACCTTATTTTAAAAAAACAGAACGTAAAGCATTGTTACCTGATGGAAAAGAATTAGAGTTTGAAGATTTTTTAAATGTAGTTAAAGACAATCTACAAACAAAAGAATCATTAAAAGAAGTATCAAATAAAAAAGTAAAAGAAATATTAACTGGTGGTCCTGATGATTTATTAGATGGTCCTCCATGTCTACAGATGATATGCAAACAGGTTCAGGAATCAGGGAACAAACTAAAAGACGAGCGAGATAGATTTTTATTTAACTACATGGTGTTTGTTAAAAAGAAACACAAAGATGATTGGAAGAAAAAATTAATACAAGCCGCAAGAGATTTTATTCAGTATGATGACACCTGGGGTGACGCTAAAGTAAATGAAAAAATAAAAAGTTGGGACAAAGATACAGCTGGTCATACCTGTCATGACTTACCTATCTCTTCTTATTGTGCAAAAGGAACTTGCTTACGTAGAAAGTTTGGTATTGGTAGTCATAAAGAAAGTAGTTGGCCTCAAATATCAGGGCTAATAAAAATAGATTATAAACCTGACCCAGAATATTTTTTTAATGTAGAACTATCTGATAGTAAAGTCGTGCAAATACACGCAAAGACTATAAAAAAGATAGCAGAAATGAAAGAGATGAGAGCGCTCATAGCAGACCAAACATCTATATTCCCTCCCATTATTAAGAATAATGAATATCAGCCTATCCTGGACGCTCTATGGGCTACTAAAGAGGATATTAAACCACCTGCTGGTACTAATCCTATTGAGATGTTAAAGAAATATTTAGAAGATTATGTAAATGGACCTGAAGCTACGACATATGCTTCATTCAAAAGTGGAGCTGTACTAAAAGATGAAGAGTATTATTACTTTGACTACGATAAATTCTATGAAGAGATTAAAAGAAATGAGTGGACAAAAGACAGACCTAGAACTGCAACTTTAATAAAGAGTCATTTTAAAGGTGAGTTTGGATTTCAAAAAAGATTTCCAAAAGGAGAGAATGAAAAATCATTTCCACCGGTAAGGTGTATAAAAATGCCTGCAGATGATTTGATGAAAGAAGAAATACCAGAAGAAAAAATAACAATAGAAGATAAGGAGAATATAGTATGACGAAACAACCCACCCTTTTTATATGTATGCCTACTACATACGATACCATGCAGGTGGCAACATGTTTATCATTAATAAAATTAATGGATAAATTTACACAAGCAAAAATAAAATCTACAGTAAGTACATTTAAATGTCCTTATGTAGGTTATGGAAGAAATGTTTTAACCGCAATGTTTTTAGAATCAGGTTTTGATTATCAATTATTTGTAGATTCTGATGTAGAGTTTGATCCAAAAGTTGTAGGACGAATGTTAGTGTCAGAAAAAGATATGATCTGCACACCATACAGAAAGAAGACACAAGATAATACAATAAAATATTCTGTGGCATTTAAAGATCCTACTGACATTAAAATAGATAACAAAGGTTTAACAGAAATAACTGTAGGGCCTGCAGGGTTAACTTTAGTACATAGAAGAGTCTATGAAAAACTTATGAAAGATCATCCACATTTAAAAATAAAACAAAAAGAAATTATATCCGAAAAAGCAAATTCATATTTTTATAATTTTTGGGATACAGTGTTTGATCAAAAATCTGGTTATTGGTGGGGAGAAGATACACATTTTTCTAATCTTGCAACACAAGCAGGTTTTAAATTTTATGCTGTAGTTGATGGAGAAACAACTCATCATGGCAACTTTGGATTCACGGGAACTTTACTAGATACTTTTAAAAGAACCGATGAAAAAGCCAATTAAAATATACGGACCACCTGGTACAGGTAAAACTTTTAGATTAATTCGTAGAGTTAATGCTTATGTAAGAACAGGTACACCTTATCACAAGATAGGTTACTTTGCTTTTACAAAAAAAGCTGCAAAAGAAGCAAGAGAAAGAATTGGTGTAGATGAAAAACAAGTTCCATATTTTCAAACACTTCATGCATTTTGTTTTCATTTATTAAACTTAAATGAAAGTGATATTATGCAACCACATCATTATGAAGCTTTAGGTAAAAAATTAAATATAAGAGTAAACTTTAATGATAAGTATAATGAAGAACAAACACACTTCTTAACTTGTAATAACCCTTACTTTCAAATGATACAAAGATCTATTAACAAAGATATACCTTTACGAGAAGAATTTAATCTTAATGAACATGACAGAAAAGATATAGATAGTTGGGATACGTTAAAGCATATTCATATAAACTTACAAGAATACAAAACAAAAATGCATCTACTAGACTTTAATGATCTTGTTAAGAAAGTTGTAAACTCAAAAAAATTTCCTAAGTTAAAAGCTATCTTCATAGACGAAGCACAAGACTTATCTCCATTACAATGGCAACTCTATGATAAGCTAAAAGAAAATTGTGATGATATATATTTAGCTGGTGATGACGACCAAGCCATATTCGCTTGGGCAGGTGCTGATGTTAATAGATTTATAAAAGAGCCTGCAAATGAACGTGTTTTAAGGTACTCTAGAAGAGTATCAAGAGCAGTACAGGAACAGTCTCAAATAGCAGTGAGTAAGATAGCAGGCATCAGGAAACATAAAGAATACCTGCCACGGGCGCAAGAGGGCTTTGCGTCTCACATCAATAATTTAGGACAAATAGATCTTACAAAAGGTAAGTGGTTAATCTTGACAAGAACTAAAAGTAATTTGTTAGACATAATGAAAGAACTTAAAAGTAAAAATATTTATTATCAAAGTAACAAAGGTAAAAGTTTTAACGTAGGTATTTATAATGGAGCGATGGCTTATACTAAATGGATAAGAGAAGGTAAGTTAGAAGAAAAAGAAATCAATGACGTCAGAGAATATATTCCCAGCGGTAATTGGAATCCTGAAAAAAATTGGTATGATATCTTCGTAGCTGATCAGAAAGAAATACTTTATATTCGAAATATAATTTCTGGGGGTGAAATACTTTCTGAAAATGCAAGAGTGTGGGTGTCTACAATTCATGCAGCTAAAGGTGGTGAAGAAGATAATGTAATACTTTCTTTACACCAGGGAAGTAAGGTACAAAAAAGTATTCGTCTAAGTGTTGACAAACAAGATGAAGAGCATAGAGTGTGGTATGTGGGGATCACAAGAGCAAGAAATAATTTATATAAACTGAAAGCTAAAAAGAAAATAAAGGAGTATCAACTATGACACATAAAGATATGTTTGAAGATTCATTTCCACAAGATAAACAGATTGGAGGGTCTCATTACAAGGATTTTCACATTCAGCCTTACGAGTTTATTTCAAA